TGAGCGATTTCAATTTTAAGTATGACTTATCGGGACCAGTTACAACGAATGAACTTTCACGCCCTCTAATTTGCATCTCGCAAACTGGAAAAATATTTGTAGTTTACAGAACTTCAAATATGGGCCGCGCAAACCATATCCGCTGTATTGATATTTCAACACCAAATGCACCAAAAGATTTTTGTCTTGCAAAATTCAATATGAAAAAGTTAGAGATAGCTTTGAATACTGAATATGCAATCAAAAATAATGAAATCGTCATGTTGTTATCAAGAGGTGGTGACGGTGTAACAAATGAGCTTTGGAAAAATCAGAGTGCGTATTTGCTTACCGCACCTTTACCCATCTAAATCATTTATATAGCACCCATTTCGGGTGCTTTTTTATTGCCGAAATTAGGGGGAAGGCATGACTGAAAATGAATCATACGGGTTGAGATTTGAAAAGAAAATCGACTCCATTCAAAGTGATATTCGCATGTTGTCAGATCATGTTACTCGACTGACTTTTATTAATGAAGCACACAAAGAGACAAGCGAGCAGAACAAAAAAGATATCGATACATTAGATATCAAAGTCGCGAATTTGGAAAATCGTACAGCTTCGCAAGATGGCGGTCTTTCTGTATTGCGTGTACTGCTTGGCATCTTTGCAGGAATCGTATTTTCGCTGTGCGCTTGGGTTGGATCTTCAATTATTCAATTAAGCCAAGATCAATCTTTAATTAAAGAAAAAGTATCACGGTTGGAGGAAGCAGGACGATGAACAGTGAAAATACCCGCGCTTATCTAGCTTTTGCATTGGTGGGACTGATGTTTGTTTTAGTGATTGCTTTATTTTTTGTGGATATGCCGCGAGAAAACAGCAATCAGATCAATACGGCATTGGGTTTTATTGCTGGGGCTATGACAACTGCATGTGGCTTTTATTTTGGTAGCTCTGAATTAGAGAAAAAGAAAGGTGAATCCAATGACAACTAAACCATTTTTCGACGCTGCCCGTGTCATTGCAGGTGGTAAACTCACTCAAGCACAAGTAGACGAATTAAATAAGGTGGTCGATAAACTTGCACCTGGTGGAAAAACTACAAGTGATATTGGTGTAGATCTAATCTCAGGATTTGAAGGCACACGATTCACAGCTTATGACGATGGTGTGGGAGTTTGGACCATTGGTACTGGCACCACAGTTTATCCAAATGGCGTGAAGGTTAAGCAAGGTGACACTTGCACACCTGAGCAAGCTAAAGCCTACTTCAAACACGACTTGGCCAAATTTGAAAAGACTGTAAATGAATCTGTGACAGTGCCTTTAACTCAAAATCAGTTTGATGCTTTGGTATCGCTGACTTACAACATTGGCTCAGGTGCTTTTAATAATTCAACCTTATTAAAAAAACTGAATAAAGGTGACTATCAAGGCGCTGCTGATCAATTCCTTGTATGGAATAAAGCAGACGGTAAAGTTATGAAAGGCCTAGTTCGTCGCCGAGAAGCAGAGCGAGCACTCTTTTTAAAGAAGTAACTTATATGTGCAAACGTACCAAAGTTGCATCAATCATCACATTGCTGTGTTTAATCTTCTCAGGTTGCACAGCTCACACAATTAATAGTAACGTTAATGTCTCGATTTGTGTAAGGGCTTTGTGATGTCGCAAGTCATGATCATGGTTTCGGAAGCGGGCAGAATGGAGAATACTTGCAATCTACCCGCTGATTTAGATAAGAATGGGAATGTTCTTAAAATTTATGACTACTCATTAAAAGAGTTGCCGATTAATTTGGATGGCACTGTGACTTACAACGGTAAAAGATGGACCTTTGATAAGAAGCAAAATTACCTCTAAACCTGTGGATAAATAGCGCATTACGCCAAATATACGCCAAAATATATATAAGTTATTGATTTTATAAAATAGATTGGTGCGCCCGGCGGGGATCGAACCCACGACCCCAGGCTTCGGAAACCTGTACTCTATCCAACTGAGCTACGAGCGCACATGTGTGGGCCACATCATAGGAAAAAAACACCAATAGGTAAAGCACGAAATAGGTAACAAGTGGGTTTAATGCTTAATTAAACAGCAACTTGTTGCTTTTTTTAGATTGGTTGTTGAATAAGTTGAATTGAATAATTAATAGAATGGAGCGTATGTGCTAGCTCATTAGGCGGAATACGCGACTCCTGTAAGCTGGTAATCCATTGCATTTGGCATATTTTAAGCTCTTGAAGCGTTTTTATTTGTTCTATTTTCTGAATAAGTGGTTTTGCCAT